TCTGATTCGGATGGATTACCCTCGACATCAACCTCAAAGGGTTCAAGGTTTTTATCTACAGCCATTATCTAATTCTGAAGTTTGTGCCTCTAGTGGCTAGTCCTCCACCTCTCATCTTCATGACCTTACCGCCCCTCTTCATGCCTTTCTTCTTCATAGCACCTCCGATAGCGTATCCTTTTTTCTTCATAGCTCCGCCGCCAGCGTACATCTTCTTCTTCATCATACCCATGCCGCCACCACGCATCATTTGTTTTTTCATGGTATTTCTACCACCTGCAGCCATACCCTTCTTTTTCATGGCACCTCCTCCTGCGTAGCTTTTCTTCTTCATAACACCACCACCACGTTTTTTCTTTGCGGCAAAACCCTTTAGTGATTCAGCGTGTTGCTTAGTTTGTTTCTTAGGTGCAAACTTATTTGCATACTCTCGTAGACTAAGACCTGTTCTTTTTAGGTCTGCTGCCGTTGCGGCTATTTTCTTAACACCTTTACTATCAAAGAAGTACAACTCTCCTCTTCTTTTTGCCTCAGCTATACTTCTTGGCTTTCCCTCTAAAGGACTGGCACCCTTTTCTGCCTGACCTTTTGGAGTTGATTTCTTTGCAGGAGCCGCATCTACTGTTGTCTTTTTAACAAGTTTAACGGGTGTCGCTTTATTGTCTCTTGATTCTTTTCTAACTTTAGAACCTGGCGAAACTTTCTTTGGCGTTAGTGCTTGATTAACTTTTGTTGTGCCTGGTGTTGTTTTTGTATCTTTTCTTACTTTAGAACCTGGTGATACCTTAACATCATCCTTTGGAGCAAAGGGCGCACGATTTACAGTTTTATCTGTCTGCTTCGCTCTTTCTCTCATTTCTTTTAATTTTTTTGCTCTTTCTGCTGATCCTGCCATAACTGCTCCTTAGTAGTATTCTACGGGTCTCCTGTATTTTGGCTCGTCATCCCAATCGTCTCTTTCAGCACGAACCCATCCTCCTTGACGAAATCTTAACAGTGCCTGTGTGGTGCTGTCAACTAAATCATCATGCTCACCAGATGGAAAAGATGCACATTCTTCGATAACCTCATCAGACCATCTAGCTGAATAATACCACACACTGCCACTGGAAAACAAGTCAGTAACTGCGTTTACTCTTGCAATTTTATCGTTACCCCTAGTGGGGGTAAACTCTGTGACAGGTATACCCATAGCTCTAAGCTCGAAAACAAGCGGCGCACCCGATGCTTTTGCCTCTATAATCATCTGATCAGGTTCCCATTCCCAATATTTGTCGTATGCGGCTCGTTTTAGCTCTGGAAACTCTAGCTTTTCCTTAAATGCGTCCAGTAGTATGAGGTGGGGTCGGTTCTGATCCACATCTTTGTGGTGATAGAACACTCCCCATGTGGTACAGGCACTATAATCGCTTCTTTCTGTCTTTAAAAACGCTGTATCCCATGATTGAATGATGCATTCACAGGGTGGTAAGTCGTTTTCTGTCCATTCTTGCCACCATTCACGTTTAATTAACGCTCCTTCCTCCGATGTGGGGTCTTGTTGGTACTGTGCGTTCCATTTTGCGACAGGTAATTCAGCTTTTAGGCTCTCTAACTCCTCTAAACTCCAAAATTCACCCCATAATGCCTTACCAGAAGGTAGAATTGCAGGTAATTCTATGACTTCCCACTCATCTGCACCCTCTCTTTCGGACATACTCTTGATAATTTGCCCTGTTAGGTCTCTTTTTGACCATCTGGTCATCACAAGTATGATGGCACCTCCTGGTTGTAGACGCTGACGAGGTCCTGATGTGTACCATTCGTACACTTTGTCGTATACATCAGGGTTGTACTGCCCTAATTGTGCCTCCTGCTCCGAGTGGGGGTCATCAATTATGAGAATATCAGCACCTTTACCTGTTACAGCACCACCAACACCTATCGCAAAGTAGTCACCACGCTTGTTTGTGTTCCATCTTCCTGCGGCTTTACTGTCTGTAGACAGTTCAATGCCACTAAAAACATTCTGAAAGTCTTTTGACTGTATGAGGTTACGCACTTTTCTACCAAAGCCAACTGCCAACTCAGCAGTGTGGGCTGTTTGGATCACCTTCTTATCTGGATACTGCCCCAAAAACCAAGCAGGAAAAAGATACGATGCAAATTCTGACTTGGTATGACGGGGTGGCATATTGATTATCAGTCTTTTTAGCTCACCACGAGCTACTCTTTCGAAAGCATCAGCCATGATCTCGTGATGTTCACCTCCGATAAAGCTCGACCACATCATACGAACAAAGGATAGGAAGTCTGTCTTGGCTGTATCTTTTTGTTTTGCTATTTCGTATTCTTCTAAAAGCTTTAGCATCTCCTTTTGTTGATCTATAGGAAGAAGAGCAATCTTATCTTTTATATCTTTTGATTGAATGTTCACTGTTTTTTTCTGTTTCTTCTGGCAGATACAACTCTTAGGTTGCTCTTTCTATTGTTCCGTGGGTTACCATCCCTGTGGTCTATGTGTTTCTTATCGCCTTTCTTCACTATTCCTTTTTTTAAGGCAGCTCTACGGTTTTTATTTCTCAAAGCCCGTTCTTGTTTCATTTTCTTAGATGCATGGTATCTTCTATACTCACTCATTTTTTCTTTACATCCTCTCCTTTATTCGGTATACCTGTATAATAAGGTATACCTTTTTAGGTATATCGTTAAAATTACATAGTAATTTATAGGTATACCTTGGTATTAGAACTTGCAACAATATGGAACATACTGCTCACGCTGATAGTAGCACCAATAGCGTGGTATATCAAATCCCAAAGTGACGAACTCAAAAGAGTTCAGATACTTCTCAACAAAACCAGAGAACAATACGTCCACAAGAATGACCATAAAGATGACATTGAAAAAGTTGTCGAACACTTATTACGTCTAGAAACTAAGCTAGATAGCCTCATAGCCAAGAAATAAGCGTTACTCAGTAGGCAGTGAACCCAAATATAACACCAAGTACCACCAAACCATTAAACCCTCTGTATCGCCTTCTATAAGCCTTTCCATAATATACGAAAATAGGACACTAAAGATGACCCACTCATTGACTTTGAACCGTTTTATGAATTCCATATCATTATATGTGCAGATTACTATATATACTCGTGTCTAGCTAGGTGGCTTGTCATAGGGGGGTGGGGGTAGGTGGGGTCATTCTCCTAGTAGTGTCTTGAGCTTTTTCTCTAATTCTTCTTTGATCTGATCGGATGATCTGGAGTCCTCGACTGAGATGTCAGAAGAGAAGAGCCGAACATCCTTGAGCTTGCCCAGAAGTTCCAAGGCTCGGACTCGGCTTGTTGGACTGCCATGTTCAAAGTCGTTAGCCTCTCGTTCCAGACCTGTAATTATTTTATGTGATCGATTGAGCGACATCGTCCGATGGCGTTCTTCTATCTGCCTTTTCCTGTCCTCGTAAATAGGGGCGATATTGGGGCGATGAAATAAAGTGAAAGCCTCCTTTCGGATATTAGCCTCACTGAATGTTCCTTTGCTACAGTCGTATGATGCCTTGTATGCATCTGTTAAGGTCATAGGGTTTTCTACTCCTATGCCAAGGACACAATCAATAAACTTAGACTGCTTAGCAGTCAGTCGGTGCCGAGGTTTTGCCTTGCCTTTTACGAGCTTTAATTTGGGTTTTTTGTGGTCTGTCATGGTTTAAAATCTCCTCAAAAAGTTGCCTATAACTTTTCTATAATAGTCCTATATAGCACTTAAAAGAACAAAAGGGCAACACCGTTTTAAGCGTCATACAGAGCCATTGGCTCGTTTTAGGTGTTCTGGGTCATGAAATCGCTTAACACCCACTCAGTGGCTCTTATTCGCCATATTCGCACTTGCAGAATGGAAAAAAAAAGTCAATAAAATCAATGACTTAACTTTTCAAAAAGTAGAACAAATAGGGTACAAAAGTTGACGTTAAGGTCAACATTTTAGGGTGTTTTTCTGCATCTGCACAATGGATATATCACTATTATATATGTCCAAAAAAGACCCAAAAAAGTTAGATGTAACTTTTTCCCATAGGTATCAAGGATTTAGGTGTGTCAAATAATTGATTTGACATGGCTGAAAAAATCTCTACTTTAGAGGGAGACGACCGCCTCGGCACTGATGCCACTGATTCGAAAGGAGACATATACGACCCAGATATCGCAAGCAAAAAAAGGTGTCTAAGAACCCTGTGACCCAATGACCCTAGTACGCTAGGAGAGTGATTTGATACATCGGCATGAACAGGCAACTAGATGAAAAACTTCCCCACCTATAACCACACAAAAGCCACAATGTGAGTAGAGGGATGACAGAGCCAAAACCAACCTAGCGTACTAGGTTAAACTAGGGGAGAGAAATCTCCCCTGTTAGTTTTGCGAGAGGTGCAGAAATAGTTCTGCATCTCTTTCAGAATTAAAGGAGTGAAAGATGACAATTAAACCAGATACAATTTTTGAATTTTGGACAGTAGATGAGGTTGCTGAGTGTATGGATGGCATCAGCGACAACCTGTACAAATCTCTCTGGAACAAGGCAAGCCAACGAGTGAATGTTTCAGAACTCTGGGATCAGTTCACAGAAGATGAACAGCTAGAGTTAAATAAATCAGCAACCATCCATCAAGCATAAGGAGTGAAAAAATGGGTACAGAATTTTTTAGAACGTCAGAGGATGACACAGTAATTTTATCTGCCGACAAGGGCAGAGTTTGGATCAACCGAAATGGAGTTAAGCTTGGGTCTGCGATGAAAGGCAAGCAACTAGCACAG